TTGGGTGATGAAGTATTGGCCGAAGACGTCCCAATCTGGATCGATGATCATACGTGCGTCAGAGGTGACGAGGCCGGTGACGAGAGTGTTGGACATGGTGCCGACGTTGCCGAGGATTAAGTCTTGCATTGGAAGGACAGAGGCCAGGGTTTTGCCTGCGGAAAGGCCAAGGGCGTTGCGACAGCGGACGGTGACAGCGGAGACTTTCTTGCGCTTGCCTTGGACGGTGGGTTCGCCGAGGTCGAGGGCAAGGGTTTGGAGCTGGGGAAGGAAGGACAGGCCGACGGTGACGATGGAGGCGTTGGGGATGGCGGTTAGGCCAGTGGTGCCGCCGACGCCGAATTGGAATGTGCCGGAAGTGGGCATGGTAAAGTTGATGACAGCGCCATCCGCGACGCCAGTGACAGCAAGGCCTCCGAGGTGTTGAGCGCCAGAGAAGATTGTGGCGGGTGCACCATTATATCCAATCCCAGCATCGACCTGCCAAGAGGATTGATAATCAAGCGGGAAGGCAAGTTCGACAAAACGTTCGATATAGTTTACGGTTTGGCCTTGGACTTGGCGCTGGACGACAGGGTAGGCCGCATCGACGTTGCCAATGGAGGTGGATTCAACTACAGAAGCCACGCCTTTGAAGGTGCCTTGGGTGTCAGAATGTGCCCAGCCTATGATCTCTAAGTCTTTTAGGAAGGTTAGGCAAAGCAGTTGACCATCGTTTCGGACAGCCAAGGCTAGTTTGAAGGGTTCCTCGGACCAAGCCCATTGGATAATGTTGAAGCCGTAGAATAGGTGATTGGAGATAATGGAAATATCCGCGCCGGTGTAGACGTTGGTGTAGAAGTTGTAGACGAGATTGCGGACGATTGATTGCTTGGCTTGGACATAGAGGATATCGGAAGAGGCGACGATTGGTGGGAGCGGAGAGGAGCCGTTGTAGGCTTGGGGATTGGCGACGAGGTTAGTAGCGCTGAGAGGTGATCCGGCTGAGCCGCCGTTGACAAGCCAAGCAAGCTTGTCGCCAAAGACGATAAGCCCCGCGGGCATGGGGATCATGGCTTGGATTGTGTTTAGCTGTCCGGAGACGAGGGTTTGTTGGAATGCGTCATCGGGTTGGATGGGACTGCTGGCGTTGAAGTTGAAGTAGGCTCCTGGGATGGAGCCGTTGATTTGGCCAGGGGAGCCAACCGGCCCGGCGAGGATAAGGCGTTGGTTGGCCAAGGCGGGAACGGTTGGGTTGCCTGTCGCAACAGTGCCGAGGGTACAGGTTGCAGCGGCGCCGCCGGTGGCTGGGGTTATGACCACGGTTGGAGCTGGGGAGTATCCGGCACCGGCGGCGGTTAAGGAGATAACGCTTAGCTCCCAACTGGCCGCCATGTTGGCCGGGCTTGAAACACGTGATCCGGCTAGCTCACCGCTGGTTATGGGTGTTCCTGAGGTTAGGTTTCCTTGGGTAGTAACTGTGGCAGAGACAACTGAGCTACCAGACACGGCTGTGATTGTGAACACCGCACCACTAGTATCATTAATTATACTACAACGATCTCCGACTTGATAACCAGCACCGCCACTAGCTGTGCCACTGGCAACGCGCAAGGAGGCGGATGCGGAGGCACCTGTACCGCCGCCGCCGCCAGTGAAGGTGATGGCTGGGATAACGGTAAAGTTGCTACCTCGATTGGTGATCGTGATTGTTTGAACGCCGGAACCAAAGAATGGGTTCAAGACGATTGGTGGGCCTTGGCTGAAATCAATGTTTATGTTTGAATCTATGAATATGTTACTTGTCACGTTACCGGCAAAGCCAAAGTCGGAACCTGCTGGAACAGCTGAGCCATAGCGAGGGACGGCACGGTAGACGTTGTAACTGGCCGCGTTGGTTACGGCAGTCCAGGTGACAGTGTTGGTTCCAGCTACAGAACGGATGTCGGTGACATTAGCTAAAGTGGCAAATGCTGATGGGCCTGATTCTTGGCCCGAAGGATCAACGGCGGTTATTATGTAGGCGTAGTTAACAGTGCCAGCGGCGAGGGTTGTTGCAACAGCTTGACCTGTGGGGCTCGTGACCATTGAGCCAAAGGTGATTGGGGCCAGGGTCCAGTTTGTGGCAGAGATAAGGGTCAGGACATAGGGAGGGTAGTTAGGATGGCAGAGGATGAGTTGGTTTACGTTTTGGGTATAGCGGATGCCGAAGACTTCGGAGGCTTGATAGGGGGAGACTATGGTGTAAACTCGTTGGGCGATGCCACCTGAGATATAGGTGAAGCCCGGGAAGGTTTGTGGCACACCGAATAAATCCGTAATGCCGTATTGGTTAGCTCCTGCAGCATTGACAATATAAGTGTTTCCATTAACCAAAGACCCAACAGTGCCGGTTACATTAGAGATGACAATCCAATCACCATTGGAATAACCATGTGCAGTAGAACCGATAGTGCCAGAATTTGTGTCAAAACTTGTGATGGCCTTCCCGGCTTCGAGGACTGGTGCGCCATTGTTAAAGAAACGGACGTAGCCTTGACCGAACTCTAAGATATAGGAGACGGTGAAGGAAGCTTGGAATGGGATAGGGCGGACTGTGGAGTTGGACAAACACGTTGCGACGTAGCGAGTGCCGGGTCGGGTGGTTGCGCCACCGCGTGGGTCGACGAAGAAATTGCGGAGTAGGGCTGCGCCGGAGTGGTATTGTTTGAGGTCCACGCGGGCATTTAGCGCTGGGGACCATTCGCCAGAGTTGAAGGTGGTTTGGATGATTTGGTTGGACATGGGTTAGGTGAACCCTGGCCAGATTGCGCCGTAGTTGAAACCTGTGTTATAGGGGCCGGAGTAGTCTTCGATGTAATCGATTCCGCGAATGCGGAGCCAGTCCGGGGTTACATCGTTGACTTTGAGACCTTCGTTGGCATCGGTGCCGCGTGCTTCGGTGATCATTGCGTTGGCTTGGGCAATGGCGAGGTTGGCGCGTTTGGAATCGCCGGTTAGGGCTTTGCAGAGGGAAGCGCCAAGGACTAGGACGAAGGCTTCTTGGAAGGAATCGTCCCAGACGTTTTCGTCGGTGATGTCGCGGATGTAGTTGGCGATGGCGAATTCTTGATTGGTGAGGATGATACGTTGGTCGGCGGGGCCGCTGTAGGTTAGGTTGAAGGTTGCGCCAGAGCCGAGGCCGTTGGTTGAGCCTTGAGCAACGGGTTGGGTTGCGTATTGGTAGAAGAGAGCGCCGGTGAAGGGTGTGTCTTCGGTTGGGGTGAAGGGGACAACGGAGACGGAGGTTACGGAGCCACCACCGCCGATGGTCGCGACGCGGAGTTGGGGTGCGGCGCCTTGGGGAGCACCGATTTGGAAGGTGGAGATTGGGTTGGTGAGGACTGCGGTGTTGGGTTGGAGAGCGAGGGTGATGATGTCGCCGACGGCATAGCCAGTGCCTGCGGCGGATGGGGTTGCGGCGGTTACGTTGTAGAATTGATCAACCGCGACGTTGAATTTGACCGGTGGGCCTTGCCAGAAGGAAGGGGCTCCGCCGGTGACTGCGGTGGTGATTGGGATGCCCGAGGCAAAGCCGGTTGCGGTTTGGGGGGTGATCCAACATGCGCGGATGCAGTCGGGTGGGTATTGGTATTCGTAGGCGAAGGGCGGGGCTGGTTGGCCCTTGAGCCAGATGGAGACGGTTTGGCCTTGTTGGGTGATGATTGGTGGGGAGGTGGTGTTTTCGGGGGTGCCATAGACAGAAGTGATATAGTTGAGGAGAGCGGTGTTGAAGGCGCAGGACCATGGAGCCATGCGGAAGAGTCGACGGCGATGGGGAACGTAGATTAGATTCGCTTGGATAGCTTCGTTGGAGCCGTTGTTGGCAAGGAGAACAGCGGTCACGGTTGTGCGTGAGCCGAAGGAGCTTAGGGCTCGATTGACTATTGATGTTTGATCCGCCACCGCCGCTCTCCTGGGTTAGTATTTGCCTTGGCTTCCGCAACAGCCGTGGTTGGTTCCGCCGATGCCCGGGGAACCGGAGTGTGGACCACCATTGTCCGGGCCGTTGGTGATGCCTTGGTTGGTGCCATGGAGGCCCGGGGATTTTGGGTCCATGATGTTCTTTGGACCTTGGGGTGGTTGATAGTTGTTGACATCTTTGGTTTGGCCTGGGAGGATGCCACCGCGAGAGGCAACGCTGCGCTGGGGTTGGGAAGTTCCAGGGCCGTAGGAGGAAAGGATATCAGCCATTGTCTTCGTGCTCCTCTTCTTCGGGTTCTTCGGTGGTGGGTTCGGGTTCGGTTTGGTCCTCAACCACTTCCTGCGGCCTGCCGTGCTCTTCGTTGATCTGCTTGAGCTTGGCCATCGCTGTGTTGGCGATGTTCCTCAACAAGTCTCCATGCGCGGAGGCTTTCTCATGCACGTGAAGGAGATTTGCGACTTCGTCTAGGTCTGCCATCGTCATTTCCTTTCAATACTTCCCTTGCGAACCGCTGCGCCGTGTGGTCATTCCAGCGCCCGGAGCGGAACCATCGGTGCTGGTGGAGTATGGGGGTGGGTTGTAGCCTCGACCGGCGGACCAAGGTGTGGCACCGCCGTTAGGGGAGACAGCCCCGCCTTCGGTTACGTGGTTGCCGAGTTTGGCTCCGAGATAGGAAACTGCGCCGGGGTTGACTGCCTTGGCATTGGGCTCGACCTTTTGCCCGGTTGGGCCTGAGCGATCTGCACGTCCTTGTTTCATGGTTAGCTCTCCTTTGGTTTGGCTAGTTGGCGAGTGTGGTCCCAGCGGTTCTGTGGATCTTTGGCCATGTCGCGGCGGACCTTTTCGAAGGTGCCACCGTCCATGTGGAGTTCGGTTAGGAGCTGCCGATAGCGATCGTCGCAGCGTTCAAGTTCGCGCATGACATGGTCGGGGACTGGAATGCCACGGGATTCGTAGAGGTAGGAGATATCGTGCACGTCGTGCATATACATGATGAATCGACGCATCTTCTCAGGGACTTCGCTTTCGGCGTCGCGCATGTAAGTAACGACTGTGGTCATCATTTCTCGGATGAGTTTCATGTTGGCGTCAATGCGCTTTAGATAGACTTCAGCAGAGTGTTCAGATTCAGACATTATTAATCCCTTTAACTACCATAATGCTCGATGACGGTAATACGCCCTCCTGCTCCATTGCCACCGGCTTGCAGGTTTCCGCCAGCGGCTGTGCCATTGCTTTGCGCTCCGACTTGGTAAGTGAAGGTCGCGCCTGGAGTGTTGAAGATATGACGACAGGCAGCACCAGCACCGCCTCCAGGGGACGTATTGGCCACTAAGCTAGCAACTCCCCCACCACCACCACCGCTTCCACTATCAGCCGCGGCAGCAGTTCCGGCAGCACCGATAACGCCAACACCCGCGCCGCCTAATACGGTGACACCGCCCTGGCCTCCAGAGCTGCTAGTTGAAGCCGTTGTACTAACGCCACCTTGACCATTCATTCCAGGCAAAGCGGCTACGTTACATGATGTGGAACCGGTGACTGTCCCGCCTGTGGTGTGGTTACCACCACCCGCGGATAATACAGGAGTGGTACAGGCCGCACCCGTAGTGTTCCAGCATGATGCACCTGCAGCGCCAGAGGCACTATTGCCATCACCACCAGCGCCACCACCAACCAGCTCGACTTCAATCCAAAGCACGTTCGCGGGTGAGGTGTAGGTGCCACTGGCGTTAGCGCTGAACCCACCGCTATGCGCGGTGCCGGTCACGAGGCTGATCGTCGGAAGCGTCTTGCGGCCTGCGACTAGATCGAGCGTGCAGGTGCCGGTTGTTGTGATGGTACAGGTGCCGCTTACGGCGATGGTTCCGGCAGTTCCAGCGATGATGACGCTAGTAAGAACGCCAGGTGGTACGGCGAAGGTTCCATCGGCACGGAGGAAGTTGGTTGTGCCACCGCCAGAAGAGGGGACCGCGCCTGAAAGGGTGGAGGAGAAAGAGTTGATGAGAGCAGTGAGTTGGGTATTGGTTAGACCAGCGAGAGCGCCTGCGCTGTTGACTTGGACTTGACCGTTACTGCCTCCGGCTGCGCCAAGGAATGACGTGGGAGGTGTTGGCCTGGGGAGGTTCGAGGAGCCAGTGATATTGCCACAGACGG